GTTCTGGAATATATCCATGATTAGGAATGGTATAAGCAACGAAATCTTTTTCAGTTCCCGGTGCAAGAAAATCAAGTGGAAATTCTGGAGTAGCACTCTGGGCCAAACGAATTGGCTCAAAAATACCATTAAGAATATTGCCACTAAGGACACCCTGACGGAGAGGCTGCTCAAGAGCCTTTGCAAATTCTGCACTTGCGGCTACTGAAACCTCTTTCTTAGCTGAACCAGAACGGATCAAAAGATCAGTCAATTCTGGAGTCGGCTCGAAAATTTTAGTTTGAACATCTGACATAATTATTTTCTCCCTATTGAAATTAGTTTAGTGAACGGTAACGGATAATTTAGCAAAACCATCTTCATCAACAGCACTGAGCCATTGACCGATGTGTTGACCACCTGCGGTGGTTGAGATTAGGCCGGAAACTCCGACATAAGCCTTGTCACCTGCTGATGGAGTTCCATCAACCATATTAGTGGTACATTGACCGCGACGAAGGAGAGTGACTTTGCCACCTACCTGCATCTCATCCTTATGCCAGTTGATATGACATTTGGTGAGGTCTTTATTAACAACATCACAAAGAAGTACGCCAAGTGCAGCACTACCGCTTGCAGCGTCAGCATATTCAACTACGGCGTTAGCGTCATCCATTGATACGCCTGAACCGCTTGAGGAAACTGAAACAACGCCACCACGTTCGGCAACGGTGTTCATGAAAAATGAGATATCTGTGTAAATCTCGATACGATCTGGTTTTAAAGCCATTTTAATTCTCCCTATTGGTAAAAAAGTTATTTGTTAAGCCTTGCACTTACGAACTCTACTAATTCAGCACGAACGCTGGACTGTTCATCTTCTTCGGAAGTAGAGCCGACTGTGAGATCAGGTGTCTCTTCTGCTACTGCCTCTTCTAAAGAATCAATATCGGCTTCAGTCGCTTGTGCTTCTTCGGCCTCTTCACTTGCTTCTGATGCTTTATTTTTATCTTCTTTTTTCTTCTTATCTTCTAAAGCCTCTTTAAGAGCCGGTGGCATTGCTGCCTCCGCATCCTCTTCAGCTTTTTTAGATGACACACCAGCTAGTAAAGCAGTCATGTCTGCAAAAGACTCATCATCAAGATCAGCAAATTTTTCAACTGTCGCTGATGCTTGTTCTTCATCAACGCCTGCTTCTACGAGAGCAGAAACACGGGCGGCTACAAGTACAAGACGAGCAGCTTCAGCCTTCTCTGCTTCAAAAGCAGCAATTTTTTCATGTGCAGAAACAAGTTCAGCTTCAAGTTCATCAGATTTGGCCTTTTTCTCGGCTTCCATCTTTTCTTTTTCAGCTAAATTCTTTTGTACTCCTGCAAGGGTTTCTTCAAGCTCTGCAAAAGCAGCCTTGAGAGCCTCAAGTTCCTCGGAAGATTTTACATAATCTTTCTTGGCTTCTTCCTTTTCTTTCTTAACTTTAAGATTTTCATCTTTGACCATTTCGGCCTCTGCTTGTAATTCGCTCATTTTACCCTCTAATTCTAGGTTAAGTGTTTTTAGTTCCGCTGCGGAAGCCTTAGCGTCCTCTACTGTTGAAGCAACAGTTGAAAGACTATCTTTGATCTCTGCAACATCTTGTTGTAAATTATCTGTGCTCATGGTTAGTTTCTCCGTAGAAGTTAACGTACTTGGTATTACACCTGATTCTGATAAATCGTCATTTTTTTGATCAAAAATTTTGTCAATATTTTCTTTTGTGAAAATTATACTCTCAGGATTCGCTGGTTTGTCAACAAAGCCTTTCCCACTAAAAGTAATATTTCTCAAAACTCGGCCAATTTTATAGTTCTCATGTTCTCCTGTACCGCCATAAGCACGAAGATGTCTAGTCAAATACGCGGTATCTTCACCACGGGCCAACACCTTATAATCTCCGGTACTTTTATCAATTAGTCCGTAATCAAAGGCTTTAAAGTAGCACTCCATACTCACATATTTTGTACCATCTTCAATTTCTGCAATTAGTTTCTGTGAACGCTCCATTAAATCTGGGTCAGTAAATGCACGATAAATAACCGATCCAGTAAGTATGTGGAATTTTTGAGGCACTTCATCATCAGATAGAGTATCTGGTAAAGTCTTGCCGTTGTCATCAATAGGCCAGTTTGATGTGATATGGCCGATTATAATGCTTTCGTCGTGTTCTAAATTTGTTGGTTTGTCTTCTGGGCTTTTACGTGCTTTCCAGACTTCTACCGCATCAAAAATATCATCATTTCGATTCCAGTTTGATGTAACCATAATAGACTGCACATAGTACAAATCTGCATCATCATAGGAAGCAGCAGCCTTTTGGCTCTTTAATTCCTGTGCAAGCGTTTTCTGACAGGGTTCTGCTGCGGAAGCGATAGTTATAAATTGGCTTGCCAAAATCTTTTCTGCTAAACCGTCATTTACTTCATTTTTGTATATTTCCATTTATTCACCTTTTAGTACTGCGTAGTAAGAAGCCTTCGCTTGTTTTTGTTCGTCTACATTTAACTCTTTACCAAGGTCTAAAGCCATCTGTCTTAACCATACACTATAATTGGTCATAATCTCATTATTTGTTGATTGGCCTACTTTGGCGACCACGCAGTCGTGGTCTATTGTACAGAATGGTTCCAAGTTGAAAAGTATCCGGGTTTTTACGTCTTCTACTTCACGGGTCTGTTCGCTTGATAGCGAACGTAGTGTATTCTTGGAATAGTATTCCAACATAATAGGGTTTACGATTTTACTTATTTTTTCTTGTGCTTCTGAGGCCCATAAAGATAAACTCGCTCCTTGTCTCGGTTTGAATGTTTTTTGTTTCCTTACAGGAACAGTATCGGGAGAGTTCTTTGGTCTTCCGGGTTCGCTGTCTGGCAAAGATGTAGGAACATCTTCTGCCTTCTTCGAAGATGGGCTTTCCTTCATTTCAGTGACTGTCTTTTCTCCTTCTTTCTTTGGCTTCAGTTCCAAACCTACTTCACTAGGAGTAACAAGGCCTTGCTGCAATGCAATTTTCTTCAAAGCCTCCTCGCTTTGAGGATTATAAAATGGACCTGCTTTATCTGCCATCTTACCTTTCTCTCTAGCTTGAGTTTCTTTATCTATTCTAAACTTCTCCATGTCTGGGTCCATATCGAATCGAGTTTGCAATAGTTCTTCGGATATCAAGTTTCTATCAGCAAGTTGCACCAATAGAGCCTTTTCACTTTCTTCATTTGACAAATCCATTCTGTCGTATTCTAAGTGTGCAGGTTCTTTAAAACCCATCGCTTGTTGAACGATTGTCATTTCCTTATTCCAGAACTCGCTGAGTACATCACGACCATACTCTAAACGCTGTGTTAAAGTTTTTAAACTAATAAAGTTATTAGTCGTTCCTGCTGCACCATAAGTTCCAGTAAGGGTTGGAGGAATACCAAGTCCAGCATAGATAGCATTAAGATGAGGAACGTATTTACCTTCACCTAAAAACTGATGCACATTAGTTTTACTTTCAATAAGTTCAATGTCTGGTCCCCATACTAAATCCATTGTACCACCACCGACATTATTGCCGAGGATAGAAGCCAACTTAGATGCGGCGGCTTTCGTTGGAGCAATTTTGTGTTCTAAATTACCAATTTTAAATATACGAATATTACTAATAGCCCCGTCAAGAGCCGCCATATCTGCCAACTTTAACTTTTCCATTACCATAATATCATCCATCACGGCATAGACCATAGGGTAAGCCCATGCCTGCCAATCATCTTTTTTATAATAGTGTACAATAGTCTTTGCTGGGTCCAGTGGATACTTTTTTCTAGTTTTTGCCGCTTCTACAATATCTGGAGGTAAACCTTCTACGATTGCTTTTTCTATTTCTGTTTTTGGAGCAAGAATTACTTTACGTAAATAAGAAGGTAGATTAATTTCGTATACTTTCTTCTGAGTGAAAGAAGCTAAAGCACCTCCAGCTATGTCTACATAGAAAGGATCAATAAAAGTATAAACCCAAGGTACTTCTCTTTTGTTAATCTTTAAATCAATAGGATCGCTTACTTTGTAATTAGCATCAGATACAGCCTTGTACATTTTCTTAGCACCACCGGGAGTCAATTTAGCTGTTTGTCTAGTTATCACAACATTGCCGGTTTTATAAAGATTGTTTAAAAATCTTTCACTTCTATCTTTGCCCTTTACTTTTTTAAACCAGTTTCTATAAAACATTTGAGTCTTTGGGTCTTTGTGTACAATTCTAATTCCTTGACTAGCAAAGTCTCCCATCAAATCAATTACGTTTTTTACTAAACCAACTTTTTGATAAACTTGCTCTGCTCTTTTAATGATAGGTTTGATCTGTACTGGTATTGCTTCATTTGGACGAAACCAATCGTATGCGGACTTAGTTAAACCCGGACGACCGTCTGTGCCATTTGGAGTAAGATCACGAAAATCATTACTTCGATTTCCTATAGGAGCACCATAATGACCATATGCATGTTCGATAATGCCATATTCATCTAATGCCTTGGACGATTCCTTAAGTGCATCATTTTTACTTCCTAGGTCATCTCCCCAAGTTACATAGGCATCTTCTGGAACTATATTAGCGTCTTGAATAGCTTGATTTGGTGATTTCTTTTTACTCATATTTCATTTCTATTGTAATGGTAATGTAATCCTATTGTCTAAATACACAACTATCGGTAAATCCCTCCATAAAAATCTTCATTTCCTCCACCCTTTGTAAACCACTCTGGACCTACATACATATTACCATCTCTCTTTTTATGAATATCACTAGCATTTCCCCCAATAACGTCATAACTAACAGGTGCTAACTGTCGATTAATCTGCCTAGCTAGCATATTTGCCATAACCAGTGAACTATATCTATCTTTCCTTAAACGTCCTTTTTTACCATTGTTTAGTTTCACTTCTGGAGTGTCCCATCTGTCTCTAGCTCCTGAACTGGTGCTTGTCTGCGACATAACTATAGTTGTTAACTCATTTTTTAGTTCTTCTATCTCTAGTATGCACTCTGTTTGATTGTCATATAGATTCTTGGACAGGTCTGTGTTCAAAATATCTTTGCCTTCTGCATCCATAGTTAGCCCTAAAGTTAGTTGATCAAAAGCTGGTAGCAGTAGTAGCTTATCTTCGAAATCCTTTCTTAGGCCATGATTCGCTTGTGCTGTCCAATCTGCTCTAGCGAACTGACACAATTCCAGAATATGTAGACCTGCCTGACTATCTGTATCTTTGCCTTTACGGTTATCATAATCTACAATAGGCCAAATTAATTGTTCTCCCTCTTCTAATTTTGCGGGATCGTGCAATGCTTCCTCAATAGCTACTCCACCTCCTTGTGCATCTAATCCTATTCTATGGCATGGGAAGACCTTCATGAGATTTCGTATCTTTCGAGCACAAAAGCCATAAAAATCATGTTCGTCTACAAGACCACTCTTTTGTCGATCTTTAAAATTAGTTCGGTTAGTAGTCCATACATGGACAATTCTTGTGTGATCTGGGTGTAGTTCCAGTACGACTATACAGAAATTATCTTTTTCTGAAGCGGGGTCAATACCATAAATGTATTGCAAGTCAGGATTGCCTTGTGTTGCTGCTTCAAATACAATCGGCTTTTCATTGACAACTACTGGCTTGTCCGGGTTTGACACACAGCTTTCAATAAGACTACGCTTGAAAAACCCATCACTGTCATCGGTAAAACACGCCGCATATTCCATGTTATAGATTCCAGTATGAATCGTTGCTCTGGCTCTGGCGATCTGTTTGTCATCCATAAAACCCTTCGGGATGAGGTCATACGGGATTCTAATGACACTATAATCCTTCCAATTAAAGTTGTCTGGAACCTCGCCTTTGAATATTTCCTCTAGTTTAAACTTGCTTCCTTGGCTCTGTACAATAGCTTTATATCGTTTCCAGTACGAGGCAAAGTGCTTGAAGCCGTAATCTGCTGTTCCACTAATGATAGCTTGATTACCCATCTTGACATTCATCTCATCCATTTCAGGTGTCCAAATTCCTGCTTCTTTCATAGCTTCTTTCTTAGCTTCCTCTTTTACGTTCTGAATTGGAGAAGCACTTACCGCAGCAAAACCGGCGACAACTGTTTCGTATACATCTGGACTCATTGATGCGAACTCGTCTGCGATGATAATGTGGGCTCTCAAACCTCGAATCTTACTTCCATCACCCATAGGAATCGCAATAGTCCATGATTCGCCCAATCGAATCGTGCATCTGTCAACATCTCGACGCGGACCATCATTATTTCCACTGAAGATGTTTCTTAAGATGGGACTTGTTCTCCATATTCCTTCCATATACTCAAACAGAATCTTACTCTGACGAAAACCAGCACCAACGACCACAATCTTGGTTCCCGGTACAAAGGTACACTTGAGAATACAGTAAAGACTCATCAAGAAACTTTTACCGAAACCACGACTTGCTATAAACATAGGAAACGGTCTGACCCAGAACTCTTGTAGAATTGCGATCTGGATCGGATGAAGTTCGATTCCAAACAACAGTTTAACGGTCATCCCCAGATTCCTTGGATTTCGTATCATGCGAAGCAGGTGCAAATCCGGGTGTTCAATGTCATATTCGCTCCGATTAACCATCTGGTTATCAGGCGTTTCTATCTTGCTAAGATTGCCTAGCCCAAGCCAAGCGTCATCATACTGACTAAGATCAATATCAAGGCTGTCCGTGGAGTTCATATATTTTCCTCATAAGGCCTAGTGCTAGTTTATTGGCATTCTCTGCGTCTTCGCAGAATAATACGTGTATTCCATACTTCATCTGCATTTCTAAGATGTGCTTCATTATAAAGCCGCTCTTGACCCTCAGTTTGCCCCATAGCTTTCTGGGTACGTCACTACCCTCTGGATAGCTATAAACGTCTGAGAGGCTAAATTCGCAAAGCAGGAAGGGATACTGATAGCTTTCCAGCCTCTTTATAACATCCTTCCATCGTTTCTCCACGATATTGTTTGCTACTTCACTAACGCTCATCTTTCTTTCTATGCAAAACAACTCTTCTAGGCCACGCAGACTATAGTCTCCTGTGTCTAGCTTTCCTACGCTCTGGCTAAGTGTACCAAAGTGCCACGGTTGTTGTTCTCTTGTATCTACTATAATATGAAAATTACTGTAATCTATCATTTGCAAGTATCCTTAAAAATGCGGCTGCATAGCCATCTTCGTTGCCTGTGATCATTTTGTGGTGGTCCTTACACAAGGTAATACCGTTGCCAATTTCATATCGAAGTGCAGGATGATCTGCCCATCTCATTATATGGTGGGCTTGCAGCCCTCTTCTTTTATTGCATCCCGGCCAGCGACAACAGTGCTTGTCTCTAGCATAAACCTTTTTTCGCCAATCTTTGTATACTGGGTCTTGATACCATCGTTTCATAAAGATTCCCTTCTATCTACCAGTATAAAAACCAAAGCCGTCTTTTGTAGCCTCGTCAAACTCTCGTCTCTCCTCCTTGCAGGTCTTCTTCTTTCCTGAACAACAGGCCTCTGGCCTTTTCACGAGGTCGTCACGACCTCCACAATCTCCCACAAGCATATCTCGCACAAGGTCAGTAAAACTGAATTCCTGCGACCATCCTAACTCACTTCGGGCTTTGCTCGAATCTCCACATAGATAATCTACCTCACAGGGACGAAAGAATTCTGGATCAATCTCATACAACTCATCTGTTTGATCTTCATCTAATCCTGCCATCTCACATGCAAGGTCTAGAAAGTGTTGTACAGAATAAGTGTCACCACTGCTTATTACGTAGTCGGAAGGTTCTGGGGCTTGTAGCATCAAGTACATGGCCTTTACGTAGTCCTTAGCGTGTCCCCAATCTCTGTACGCGGCTAGGTTGCCAAGTTTAAGGGTTGGTATATGGGGATTTTTTATATATTCTCCTAGATATTTAGTTATTTTACGAGTTACGAAGTTCTCACCACGGCGTGGGCTTTCATGGTTAAATAGGATTCCACTGGTGGCGAACAGGTTATAGGCGTCACGGTAGATGGTGACCA